AAATAGAATTAATAACCTGTTCAACAAACGTCGGGAGTGTTTGCATAGTAGGAGGGTCAAACTCAAGAGAAGCAGCATTAAACGATGGTACTGTTCCCAGTGACACCAAAGACAATGATGGTAAAGAAGGACTCGCTGGTAAAATAAAAGTTGGTAAAGCATTCTCAAAACTTGCTAAATACCCACTGGTAGTAATCGCTTCCAATTCATCCTGAGAGTTCCGGCGCATTTTCTCCACCTGTCGCATTTTACCCATTATAACTGGATAAATTACCGCTGCCAACTTTTCTAATTCATTCGGAAAATAAGATATTGAGCTATCAGCAGAAGCATCTATGGTAGGTTTTGTTACCTCATATACCTTAAAAGCATCCGGACTGGCTCCAGGAGTTGGAAGCACATAAACCTTACCATCCTTTACATACCAAGCAGGATCATTCTTAGTAGCAAGGTTCTGTTCCCATTCAAACAGAAGTCCACCATCAATTTTTCGACAGGTTACATACTTACCATCAGTTCCATTCTCCCTTAACACATAAAGAGGTAAATTAGATGTATAACCATCGGTAGTTTTGTCTGCTGTTAAATTGCCGAATTTCTCAAGTAACTCCTCTGGCATCTTGGAAATAACATCCATCGCACCGTCAACACACCAAACATCAAACATAGATTGAGAAAGTCCAATATCTTCACTTACAGCCTCAGCAAAAAAATTTAAAATCTGTTCGTCATAAGTTGCCATAACTAATAATCCACATAATCCATTGTTGCAAAAGCCTCCCCATCTTTTTTAGCCCCGATTGCAATTACCCGTTCCTTCTCTACAAAGTAATCCTTTTCAAGAACTCTCTGTAGAAGTATATACTTTTCAGGGTCTTTAGCTCGTAATTTCTTTTTACACGCCTTTAATGCTGCTCCAAAAGCCACTGCATCCTTAAAATCATCCGAAATTGCCATATTATCAGTATCACTTGAAAGATCTGTGGGTACATAAGTATAGTGAATCCGTATTTCCTTCGTATTCGTAGAGGGCGTTGAATAAAAACCTATGTAATTTCCCCAGATGTAATAAATCCGCCTGCTAATATTAAATTTTGATAGTTTTGTCATTTAAGTAACATCCAATTGTGCGACATCTTCAATACTTCCTCTCTTTACTGCATATTCATCATAATCCACTCGCAGGATTTCCAATACATTTAATGCCGATCCCACATAAATATCCGAATTGTTAACATGAGAAGCAGCTGTAGTTCCCGCCACTCCCCTAACAACCGTTATATCTACCACATTAAGTCCTGTAATTCGCATGACCTCATCATCAATCTTAATAAGTTGATTCAAAGAAAAATCGTCTTCCACCTGTCCATTTGTTGTAATCACTGTTTCAGTAGAATCAAGTACCTCATCAGTATTAACAATACCTGTAGTACCTGAATCCTTAATCCAAATAGTAGACGAAGTAAAATCATACCTCTCCTGATCATCAATAGAGGTTGTAATTGCTGAATCAAAAAGTAATTCCCCCTCTAATACCAACTCACGAATAGTATCATTGATGTATTGGTCAATATCAGTTGATCGGAGATAATCTTTATCAGCTGGGTCTAAGAGATCCCACACTTCCTTACGTAGCGACTTGAGTGAAGTACTCATATCAATTCCTTAAGTTATGTGGAGGGAGAAGCATAACATCTCCCCCCACACCATGTTTACACCGCACTCATCTGAGTACAAGCTGTGTAGTAAGCAATTACGCCAAAATCCTCGCTGTTAAACGTGGCTTTGTCGCATGTGTAAATCAGCCCACCTGCTACACCAAGTTGGTTGCCATAATCAAAGGTCTTCTCAACCCAGATAGGCTCTCCACCTGTAGCAAACGTACCAGCCTGCGCACCCAAGAATAGTGCTTGCGCTCCGTGAATATCACTATTACTTCCGTATGAATCCGACCGTGTAATGAGTTCATGTTCATGCACGACCACTTTGTCCCATGCACCGATAGCACCAGTGAAAATAGGATTATCTCGTCCTCGAATACCAGCTTCCCTCTGGGCTTGCTGCCATTCAGAATTGCGGATTAAGTCGTATGCCTGCTCTGGATGCACCAGAAGAACATACCACTCTTCACCCTTAATCTTAATAGGACGGATTTTCACTTCGTCACTGCCCTTTGGAGTCTTTGCCGCTTTTTTCAAAGCAGAAATATCCCCAGGTACTATCAAATCAGCAGCTACTAACTGTGCTGTAATGCTGGCTTGATTCAACCGTGTGTATACCGCAACTCCTCCATCATCAGCCCTGAAAGTACGAGTCATGCTCGTTCCCAAAGCTGAAAACTGATCGGAGTCTACCTTTTCAGATAACCAGATTTTCAATGAGGCAAGTGCTTCTTCCCGGAAGTTGTGTAATACTTTCTTGTTGTCGAATTTACCAGTGTCACGAAATGCGTTACGTTCTCTACCAAGAGTTACAGTCTGACTGTAAGTCTTAAGCTGTTCTTCATTCCCCTCAAGAGTATCATCACCACTAATTCCCGTACCGGAAGGATTCATCAGCAATCCAAAAGTTACATCCTTACCAGCTTCCTTATCCAGCTCGTGTTTGTGATGAATCATAAAGTTCGGTCCATCACCAGTGAATTTCTTGAAGTAGATTTCCTTACCAGCTTCGTACCATAGCTGTTTCGCCCATCGTGATACCTGTAAACCTGACGCCCATGAAGACTGTGCCATTATTCAACCCTCCTATTCATTTGTCAAGTCAATTAGCAATACGATGAGGTATCCAGCGCCAGCTGTAATGTCATTGGTAGCAACAGTAATATCAACAGTATCAGCAGCAGTATTGTAAGTTTGCTTACCAGCAGTTGTGTCATAATCACCCGTACTTAGCGTAACCACATCCTTTGCAGCCAGCTCAGTACCATCAGCGGTATGAGCAGCACACAAAGCCTCTGCAGCAAGAAACTGAATTGTTCCATTATTGCTATCAGATACAAGCGACGTAGTAACTGCAAAGAATCCCATAGCTACAAAGTTATTTGCAGGTATGGTGATTAGATTATGCGTACCCTGGTTTCCATAAGTCGTAGCCGTGAAGGTAAGTTTCTTACAAACCCACCGACCAATACTGTCATCACTTCTTCCAACCGGTACTTCGTCCAAACTTGAAGTATAATCAGTCATTTGAAACCTCTATCAATTGTTAATGTGATAAAGCCAAAGACCTACAAAGCCATTGCATGCTTTCTTTCATCTTCTGGAAGATTATCCCAATCTTCCTGTGATAGATTCTCGTAATACGCTGCATCACGTTTCTGTCCACCACCAGTACCTTTATTAGCAAGAGATGGCGGTAATTCACCGCCCTTCGCTAATTCAGATAAAACTTCCTTCCGACCTGATTCTTTGGCTTCTTTTAAAACGGCTTCTTTTTGCATCAGATACAGAGCATCATCAAAACGCCTGACACCCCGTTCATCTCCAAATCGAGCCACTTCCATCCAATCTTCATCAGTCATCTTAGGATTACCTTCTTTGAGCTTCTCAAGAGTTGTAGTTACCCGTTGAGCCTCCCGAGCCTTCTGAGACATATTCTTAAAAATCCCTCCAACCTTCTTCTCGATATATGTATCAACAGAATCTTGATCGTAAGGATCATAAGTCAATTCTTCTTCGGGTTCGGGCTCAGGCTCACTAACACTGGCTACCTTCTTGCGAAGCTCACCAAGTTCCGTTGTCTGACGACCTTGTAATACTTGAAGATCACGAAAGGATTGTAAAGCTATATCCACATTTTCAAACTCATGTTCTCCAATGCGAACCTTACCATCTTCCGCAATCTCCCATTCTGGATGGGTTTTATCTTCTGAGGAGGGCTCTGGACTTTCTGGGGGCGGAGACTCTACTTTGGTCTCAGTGTCGACCTCACCAGCCGTTTCAAACTCAGCCGTTTCCGTCTCACCAGCAAGCTCCTTTTTCTCATCAATAAATTTGGATTCATTATCCATGACTTGCTCCTTTCCTTGTCTCTCTAAAACGAGAGGGGATAGTTGTTATTTTTTTATGTCTAACTAAACTGGTTTAGGGCGTTTCCCTTTTCCCTTTGGGGGGCTTGCCCTCTTTGTATCGTCCCCTTTACGGTCAAACCTGGGTTTAACCCTGGAACGATCTATCTTGTTACAAACATTCTGGTTCATAATCTTTCTCCTTATACATCTATAGAAGTGATATCCAACGCTGATGCGCTTAGTGTTGCTGGTACTGAACTACCCGATGTATCCGTAATTGCTGAAGCTTCACTGGGAGCTAAACTATTTTCTGCAGCACCAGTATCAGGTCTCGAACAACGGGAAGCAGCATAAGTAGAACCAGGACATTCATGGGTATGTGCATCATATATGGATTTAACATCTGCCAACGTAGTCCCAATTGCTATCACTTCCGTTCTCATTGTTGCATGGTCAGTCCTCAACTCATTAGCCAAAGTCTGGATTTCAGTTAAAAATGCTACCAGCGCATCCTGACTCATTCCAGCTTGTGTTATTTTCTTTGCCATTCTATTTTCTCCTTATCTTTATCTTCAGTAACCCAACAAAAAAACCACGCTCTTCCCGAATACGGGAATTACGTGGCTTACCCTTGTAGTGGCCTATGTTAGATTACCCTTACTTCAAATCAATTATCTCCGTTTTTTCTACCTTGCGAATAAATCCCGGTGGTGCAAAATGAATAACCACCTTACCCACAAACTTAATCCTCAAAAGCTCCCTCAATAACTCCATAACCTTCCCAAGCATTATGCCTTCCCCTTCGCTCCTGCTTGTTGCTGTAATAACATCTGCTGTACCTGAACACCCTGAATTGCTTCCTTGATTTCGTCCTTACTATCCCAATCTGACTGATCCACCAACGGCGGTAACAATGCCGGTGCATAAGAAGGAATCATCTTGATAAGTTCCGCCATCTCACGAAACTTAATCGCCTTAACCGTCGGCGATTCACTCTTATCCAGAAGAATATCATATTGAAGCAAACTCTCCTCGCTCTTAAACTGCTGAATAAACATATCAATCTCCGCACTGTTTACTCCCTCAGATTCCAACCCGATAATTCTCTTAATCTTTTCTTTAGTCCAAAACTGCTGCATATTAGAAATTACCATCTGTAATACACGCTTCTTCGTTTGATCTAAATTGTTCAAAGGCTCTTCAAGAGTTAATAATCCCTGCCTGATACGAGTGGTAGCTGCTATTCCCGATTCCTTAGACGCCGAAGCTACACCCATCAATGGATCGGTAGCTCCAGAAATCTCCTTAGAGTCTATCTCCGACCTTTCCTCCATAAGCCCAAAATAATTCAATATCTGCAAGTGAGCTGTACTCCACTGCTGCATAACATCCCTGAGCGTCTTACCAGCCTTAAGTTTCACAAAAGCCCACTTACCTGTGGAACTTGCCTCATTCAACTCCTCCGTACTAATTCCAGCATTCTTATCAATAATTCCACCACCCTTTGGACTCCTGTTCAATATATCCATCGCTACAGAATGTGACTTATTCTTCTGCCTCTGCGGATCTTTCAAATTCTCTACCAACCCTAAAGTCTCTACCTTATCACCCATATCCTCAAAATAGAAGAAATACGGCACTAAAGTAAACTGACCATGATTGTAAGGAAGCTCCTGCCTCTCACGTAAAAGCCTGCCACCGCTAAAATGAACTACATATACCTTTGACACCTTCCTGCCAATAATCTCTAAAACATTTGGATTTATCCCCTCACCAATTAACTTATCCCTAAACGCCTTAGCATCCGACCGGGAATTAAATGGAGTCTTAAACCGCACCCCAATTGAAAGATCAACCACAAAATACTGATATACCCACTCTCTCTCCTGAATATCTATTACACGAACCCGCTTCCTGTTTTTATCTATGTATTTAGCCCAATTGACAACATCGCCTTCCTCGTAAGTATCTCCCCTTTCACGACCAATATCCTCTCCAGGTGGAGTAAAATCGAGATCATTCTTTAACCCTTCAACATCATCTTTAATATCCTTCGTAGCATCAGGATAAGTAGCTTTTAACTCACTTAAAGTAAACCACTTTTCCCTCGCAACCCTTGTCCATTGAGAAATATCATCTGTACGAGCATCAGGATCAATCCGAACATTCGCCCAGGATTCCCGTTCAATAAATATGTCCTTACCATAATCCGCACCCTCCTCAACATATACATCTAACCAATCTCTACCTACAATCACACCATTCTTAAAAACACGAGAAAATTTCCTCTGTAAAGCTCCATTCCGATCAAGATGTAATAAACACGGAGTAATAAGCTGTGTCCAGGGCTCATCCTCCATTCCAAAAGCCCTTGCTTTCCAATAAGTTCTCTGCTGTTGCTCAAGCCCCACAACCATATTTACCTTTGGCAAGGTAATGTTTAACTGTAAAGGCGGTCTCTCCTCTGACTCCAATTTATCCAATTGCTCTTGTTCCCACTGCCCGGTTCCATATCCACCTGTGTAAAACGGCATAGACTCCCTACCAGCATCTAAAAACTCCTTATCAGCTGTTTCCATAGCTTCAAACATTTCCCGATACTGTTTTACTTCAGTCATTACACACCTAAATAACTATGCCTTGTATGCTTCTTAAATAAAAAGTCCCAACCATCTTCTATCTTATCAGGTTTAACCGAATCCTCTATCCAATTGATCATATAGCGGGCCTCATCCATTTTATGATCGTCCTTCTTTACAGGCTTCTCAGGCATATTCTTGTCCTGCACGGAAATATCCGCCAGACGATAATTCTTAATCTCCTCCCTGAAAGGCTCATTCGCCTCAATTGCAAATACAAATAACTTTGGCTTACCCTTCGGAAATTTAGGATCATCAGTTTTTACCGGTTTCAAATAACTTGCCACCCTGTCAATACCACCTGCTACATCATTATTCGCTAAATCCCAATAAATCTCGTACTCCTCATACCGCTCAGCAATAGTATCCTCCATCCGCCTGTGAAAAATGTCTGGTGCAGCTGGCCAACCAACTACCTTATCCAAATTCGTCCCATTCCTCTTAGACTTGAGTTTTAACATCTCAGCATGATAACTAACAAACCTTCCTGCTTCATAATGAGTATCATACAAAATTACGTTACCCTTTGGATCTGTCGCCCACCACCCAATAGATGTAGGGTTAGTACGGCCATGATCCAATGCAATATACCTGTTCCACCAATCGGGAATTGGAAACGGCTTTATCCAGTGAATCTCATCATCCCAATCAGGATATACAAGACCTTCAAAACTATCCCAGCTACAAAATACATATCGATTCAACCATCGCTCAGGATAATTACTTAAAAGATTCGCTATGTAATCATAAGGCAAATAGGGATTGTCTGTAAAATCAAACGTTACCTCATCCTGATTATGTGGCGCTGATACATCCTTCTTCCACATCCTGCTCTCTATATATGTGTAATCCCTGCCACCACGTCCATCTATCCACTTCTTCCATATCCAGTTGTGACCTGCAGGATTACAACTCAATATCGAATGCCTGGTAGCATTTGAACGCCTTAAACGACCTATAGCTGCCTGAAATACCTCCTCATCAATCTCCTCAGCCTGATCCGGGGCAAATAACCCTAAATTCATTGACTTAATCTCATTCAACGCCTCTCTCGATTTGTCCAACTGCCGATACCTGATAATAGAATCCTTACCCTCCGTCCTTATGTAAATATTGTGCCTCTGTTTATCATGCCTTACTATTAACTGCTCAGGAATTATCTTCAACAACTCAGGCAAAGTTGAAGACTCAAACCAGCTTAACTTCTTCCTTCCAGTCA